CCTCGGCGCCAACACCTGGACCCTGATCCTGCGCGTGGTCCTGCCGCAGCTGCTGCCGCGCCTGCTGATCGCCTTGCGCCTGGTACTGGGTTCGGCCTGGCTGTTCCTGATTGCCGCCGAAGCCATCGCCTCCACTGACGGCCTGGGCTACCGCATCTTCCTGGTGCGCCGCTACCTGGCCATGGACGTGATCCTGCCCTACGTGGTGTGGATCACCCTGCTGGCCTGGCTGATGGACCTGGGCCTGCGCCAGCTCGCCCGCCTGTGCTTCCCCTGGTACGAAGGAGCCAAGGTGAACCAGACCGAGATAAATACTAAGGGAATGGTGAGAAAAGTCCGGGAAGAGCCGGGAAGGATCGAAACGGGACGGGATGAAGTTTGAAAAAGAGTTGCAGATAGTGCAATAGGAAAAAGGCCCGGTCAGGCGTCGCTGGCCGGGCTGAACATATCCACCTGACGACGCGCGATCTCCTCCTTCCGCACCGCCTTGATGATCTTGTAGACCCACTGCAGCGAGACCCCGAACTCGCGGGCCAGGTCGCTCTGGTTGTGGCCGTTGAATTTGTCGTAGATCTGCCGGTCGCGCCGGCTCAGCTTGATCGACAGCCCCATCGGGAAATAGATGTTCTGGCCGCCCCAGTGGGCAGCCATCCGATCCGCGACCTCCTTCGCCACGTGCTCGGCCTGCTCGCTGTCCAGGGCAATCAGCTCACCCAGGGCGTGGGCGATGTGCTGGGTCAGGTCGATCAGCAGCTCGGGGCCCTTGCTACGGAAGTCGCTCATACATTCCCCTCCTTATTAGTGGCGCGAGCCACGCGCCGCTGCCACTTCTTCAAGTTCTCGATCACCTGGCTGGCCTGCTCACCGCTGAGCCACTGCAGGGCCTGCACGCCAGTCATCTTCATGACGAACTTGCCCAGCGCCTCCTCGGACGGGTCGCGTACCTCGCCCGCACCGTGCAGTGCCAGCCACAGCGCGCGAATCTTCTTCGACTGGTCATCGGCCGCCAGCGGGCGCTGCTTCTTGTTTGAGCGCACCTTGAAGCCACGCTGTTTTAGCTGTTCCAAAACCCGGTAGAGATTTGGAACGCTGAGGTCAGCCGTGGAGGTTGCACCGCCCAAACCCTTCATACCGCTGAGCAGCAGGCGGTAGGTGTCGTCATCCATGCCCAGCTCGCGACGGGCGACGTGGATCAGCTTGATCAGGCGCAGGCGGTTGTCCGTGCTCATTGGGTCTCTCCCAGCAACTCGGCGATGCGCCGGTCGCCTTCTTCTTTGGTGAGCAGGCCCAGCATCATGTCGCCCTTGATCCGGCCGAGCTTCTCCTGGCGCTCGATGCGGATATGCGAGCTGGCCGGAGCCTTGGTGGTGGCGACGATCTGTTGAGCCTGCTGTGGGTCATTCGCGATGCCGAACACCACCGCGCGCAGGTAGTGGTGGTTATCGAGTGGCAAGGAGAGCCGCTCGCGCTGAGCAAGCATCTGCTCGATGCCAGCGGCCCACAGCGCCGGGCTGGCCGGCTTGGATTCGTTGGTGCGGGCGTCGCGGGTGACGCTGCCGGCATTGACCAGCAGCATCAGCTCCTCGACCAGCTTGATAGCCTTGGTGGTGCGCAGGCTGCGCTTGGCTGGGCTGAACAGCCGCAGGTAGGCCAGCACCGCACGGCCGAGCCGAGGCTCCAGGTCGGCGAACAGAGCCGCCAACTGCTTGCCTTCGGCGTCGGCGAAGCCGGCCTCGAACGGGAACTGCTCGCCGCAGCATGGGCACTGGATGCGCATCAGGTCAGGCCCCCGCTGTCAGCAGCGCACGTGGCTGATGGTTTACAGCCTGATGCAGCTGGGCCGACTTGCCAGCTCGATAGCCGGCCTCGGTGGCCACCTCGTCGCGCGCCTTCAGCTTGCGTCGCTTCATCTTGGCCTGGCCGAGGTTCGGGTATTTCTTGGCCATATACGCCTGGATCGCCTCGGCGATGTTGTCCTCCACCCCCGCAAAGGCTTCGATCTTGGAGTACACCGCGTCGATCCAGGCATGTGCGAAGGCGTCACCACGGGCGACCTTGGTCGAGCGCTTGCAACGTTTCTGCGTTGCAAGGTATTCGCGGCGGGCCTTCTGCAGCTGGCGCTCCAGCACCTGGTAGGCGTAGCCGGCCAGTTCCGGGGCCGCAGCGCAGCCGACGAAGATGAAGGACGCGGCCTCAATCCAGCCACTGCGGATGATCAGGTGTGTGCCGAAAGCATGGCCGCAAACCTGGGCCAGGCGAACGCGCCAGGCAGGAGGCTCGCCCTCGGAGCCTGCGGGCACCTTAACTTCGCCCGCCATGCTGGCCAGTACATCACCTAGCTTCAGGTTGTAAGCCTCCATCAGCTTGTGTGCCTGGCGCAGGGCTGTCTCGGCTTCGTTGGGGTTGGCGGTCTTCGACTTCGCCATCTCCATGCACTTCTTGATCCTTTCGAGTATGCGTTCCTGATCCATCTCACACCCCCGCGATGTCGAGGCTGATCGGGCGGTACTGGTCGGTATCGCCGATCCGCTCGTAGACGCGGATGTAGCTCTTGCTGCCGACCACCTGGCAGGCCTCGCCGATGGCTTGCATCGCGCGCTGCCAGCGCTCGTCGGTGATCTCCAGGCGACGCAGGGCCAGCACGCGAGCGGTGCGGATCTCGCCCTTGGTATCGGTGCGGAAGGCGTCATTGACCAAGGTCACCACCTCGGGGCGAGCGCCTGCCGTCCAATCGCGCAGGCATTCGTCGATCAGGGCGCGTGCGGCCTGCAGGCGCTCGTCGAACGCAATGCCTTCCTGGATGGCGCGGATGATCTTGTAGCGCCCGTCGAAGCTGAGCAGGGTCACATTGCCCTTCTTGCCGCCGAGTTTGGCGCCGTACTGCTCGGCGCTGAGTTCGATGAAGGCTTCGATATCGCCAAAGGCCACCGTCTTGAAGTCGGCAAGTTCACCGCTCAGCTCGCTGGCACGGTCGACCAGGTGGCGCACCAGGCGGTCGCGTTCCAGGTCGATGGGCTTGATCATGCTCTCGGGGATGAAGTGGCCCTGAGCGTTCTGCCGGCAGCCGGCGGGAATTTGAGTAGTCATCAGTGTTTCACTCCTGGTCGGCAGTGCTGCCGGTAGTGGTTGGCGAACTCGGAGACCTTCTGAGCGACAAGTCCGGCATCACCTGCCAGATGTGCCTCGCACATCACCGCCAGCTCGGTGGTCAGTCCGTGGGTTCCGCGAGTGAGGCAGTCCAGCTGGTTACCCAGCTGGATGATTTGCTGATTGGCACGCTCCAGGGCTTCGCGCAGCTCCTGTGGGTCGGTAATCAGCTCGGGGTTGCAGAGGCTGATGCAGAGCACGTTCATGCGTCCTGCTCCTTCACCGGGCTGAACCACACCACGCTGACGCGGCCGATCTCGGCGCGATGGCGAGTCAGGTGGCCCTCGGTGCGAGACAGCAGGCCGCGCAGGCGCTTGGAGAAGTGGTTGACCAGCTGGGGCACGCTGGCGCGGTCGATGGTCAGCGTCGTGGACTCCACATCCTGGGCCACGACCTGCACGCCAGCGGCGCGCAGATCACGGTTCAGGGAGTTGAGTGCGCTCAGCCGGTTGGCGAAATCCTCGGTCAGTACCGTGCAGGCCGGTGCCTGCTTGGGTGCTACCGGGAACATGGCGAGCACGGCGCCCATCTCACACATCCTCATCGCGCAGGGAAGCCACCACCAGCTCGCCGGTGACCTTGGTCTCGTGCAGCTTGACCGCCAGGTTCATCGCACCGGAGACCAGGTTGTTCACCGCCAGCGGGTAGCACAGGGAGATCGTCTTCACCTCGCGCGCCGCGCCGCGACCGCCAGTCAGGGACATGCGCAGACGGTTGCGGATTTCCTCGAAGGCGCTGGGCTCGAAGATCTCCTGGTAGTCCACCTCGATCCGCGCGAACTTGTGCTTGAGGTACGCCTCGACGTGGTTGTCCAGGGGCTTCAGGCGGATCAGCTCGCAGCGCTGTACCACCTCGCGCACCGCCGGGTTGTACTCGCTGAGCTTGTCGCCCAGCTCGGTCTGGCCAATCAGGATGAAGGCCAGCAGCTTCTTGAAGCCGGCCTGCAGCTCGTAGAAGCGCTTGAGGTGCTTCAGGGTGGTGATGGGTAGGCTGTGCGCCTCCTCGATGATCACCACGTGGCGGCGACCGGCCTGGGCGCTGGCCAGCAGCAGCTCGTGCATTTGTCGCGAGCGATCTTCCTGGCTGCGGCGCGGTTTCACGCTCGGGTCGATGCAACGAATGATCGCGCCGGTAATGTCCAGGGCCTTGAGCGTCTTGCCCTTGACGTTGTCGTCTTCCACGCCGAGCACGTAGGGCTCGATCACGGTGATCGGCTCGCGGGTGTCGAGGATCCACTCCACCAGATCCTGGCGCAGGGTCGATTTGCCCGCGCCGGATTCACCCACCACCGCCAACATGCCGCCATGCTTGGCCGTCTGGCGGATGGCCTGGCGCACGTAGCGGATGTCATCGGACAGGAACACGTCCTGCTCGCTCTGCATCTCGTCGGTGAACGGGTCGCAGGGCAGGCGGAAGTGATCCTTGGCCTGGCGGTTCAGCGTGTTTTTTCGTAGTAGCATGTAGTCGCTCTCTTTGCTGTTGGCATTGCGGGGCACCGATGCAGCGCGGCCGACCAAGACTGGCGCTGCATCGGCTTCTTCCATCACGAACAGGTCGCGAATGTGGTCATCGTTCGCCCCTCGGGCGAACAGAAGCGTGGTGATCTGACGTTCAAGAGGCTGGCGCTCCAGGCTCTTGGGCCACAGGCCGTGGTTGACCAGCTGGGCCATGGTGGACTGGCTGATGGGGTCGCCGTTCGGCTTGATGACGGCTTCGGCCATCTCCCGCTGAGAGATGTCGAGCTGCCACATCACACGCTTCAACTTCATCATCTGCTGCTGCATGACGTGCTCCTTAAACGGCCCGCAGGCCGGTGACTTTGTTGGCCGGGACAGGTGCTGCCGGCCGGGTGAACTGTTCGATCAGGGCGCTGACCTGGTCTTCAGGCACGCCCTCCTTGAAGGTGTTGCGCAGCCAGGTGTTTTCCTGGGCGGTGAGATTCCGGCCGATGGCCTTGGCGACGCGCTGCATGGCCTCCAGGGGAGATAGCTTCGGCAGGTCGGCGCGCAGGTGCTCCGGGGTGTCGATGGTGTTGCCCTGGCGCGTGAGGTAGGCCGGGTGCTCGATCTTCTTGAGGTGCTCGTGGGTGTCGAGCTGACCGCCGAACGGGGTGACGTTCTTGGCGCGGGCGGCCTTGGCGTCCTGCTCCGGGTAGGCCAGTTCGTCCATGGCCTTGGCGGCCTGCTCGATGGCGGTCTCCGGCAGCGACTTGTATTCCTGGCCAGGGATTGCCGCGTCCAGGCGCTGGCCGAACACGTCATAGCCACGGATCGGCTCCACCCGGTAGATCAGCAGCTCGCCGTCATAGCGCGGGGACTCCACCTGGATGGCACAGTCGCCGTAGGCCAGGCCGCGCACGCTGACCTTGCCGCCCACCACGATGCCGTCGAGGCCGCGCAGGTCGTACTGCAGGGACTGCTCGGCGTTCTGGTGCTTGAAGCTGATGGTCAGATCCGGGCGCACGGTGCGCTCCTGCTCGCGGCTGGTCATCAGTGCGCGGCACACGGCCACCTCCGGCAGCAGGCGCAGCTGCTCGGCACGGATCAGTTGCCAGAGGTCGTAGCGCGCCACCGGCTCGACCATTCCTGCACGGCGCAGGCGGGTGTCCTGCCCTGGGATCAGGTTGGCGTTGTAGGCCTCGGCCCAGGCCTGGGCGGCGGCGTTCAGCTCGGCGATATCGTCCACCGGCTGGAAGCGCAGGCGGCTCTCGAACTGGGTCTCAACGATGTTGTTGCCGCCCTCGACGCCACCCTTGGCGCGGGCGTTGCCGGCCTCGTGCTCCAGAGGATCCACTTCCAGGTGCTTGAGCAGGTTCTTGATCGCGCTGCTGGTGTTGGCCGAGCCCTTGTCCCATAGCAGGAACAGCGGCACCCCATGCACCAGGCGACCTTCCTGCTTGCCCCAGGCATACATCAGGAAGTCGAACAGCGCGTGCTGGTTCTCGCCCGCCGCCTCGCAGTACCACACCACCAGGGCGCCGCTGGCGCGGTCGTAGCACACGTAGCGCCAGACCTTCAGCTTCACCTTGGCGTAGTTGTCCAGCTTGTTCTTGTAGAACTCGCTGTCGCGCATGATGTACTGGCGCCCCTTGAGGTAGTACACCAGGCACAGCGAGGGGTCGATCTCGTGCAGGTAGTTCGGGTGCGGCGCGCGCTGCGCCTGCACCGGGCTGACCTTGCGCTGGCTGGCGATGTTCAGGCTGCGCGCCGCGATCAGGCGATTCAGCTGGGTGTTGCTCACACCGAGGTGGATGCCGTTCTGCTCCAGGATCGAGCGCGCGGTGGTGGTGAACAGCGTCTGCTTGCCGTTCTCCCGCAGGCTCTCGCGCTGCAGGGCGCCGAGCATTTCCAGCGACTGGGCTGGTACCGAGGTTGAGCCCTTGTCCGCTCGCGTCTTACGACCTGCAGTCCAGCCGCAGGCCGCCTTCAGCTGGCGGTAGATAGTGGCCGGGGCCCAGCCCAGGAACTCCTGGGCGGACTCCATCAGCGGGCCGCGTTGGCCGTGACCGGCCGCGTCCAGCTTGCGAGCCAGCTCGGTCAGGTACTCGCGGATATCTGGCGTGATTGCCATGTCGACCACTCCCTTGGCGCTCATCAGGCCTGTTCTTCATCCAGTTGCAGCAGGTGCTGCTGGGCCTGAGTCAGCTCGTGGCCGAAGCGGGTGTAGAGTTCATGGCGCGCTGCTGCGATCAGGTGGGCAGAACGGTTGATGGCGTCGTGCAGCTCGACCAGGACGGTGCGAACCTCCAGGGGCATCTCGCTCTGGGACTCAGGGTCGTAGTCCGGCTGGTTGGCAACCTCGCCCAGCCACCAGGCGTCCAGCGCCTCGACAGCCTGCAGGTGGCGGCCCATGGACTCGTCGATGATGACCTGGCGCTTGGCGATCTCTTCCTGGAAGGGGGCGACCTTCTCGCTCCAGGGTGCGGTGCGCAGCTGCAGCTTCTCCATG